ACGTCAGTTCGATTCTGACAGGAAGTACCAAATTTTAAAAAGGAGTTAAAATGGGTAGAAAACAAACAGAAGAAACAAAAAAGAAGATTAGTGAGTCTCTTAAAGGAAGGTTAAGACCTGGACTTGGTTTTAATAAAGGAAATGATACTAATAGGCATGTTTTTACTGAAGAAGATAGAATTAAAGCTATTGAGAGAGCTAAAGAATTAAGAGAAAAAAGATTATCTGAATTAAATTTTAAAGATTATCCAGAACCTCTTAGAAGAAAAATAGTATTAGCGGAACAAGACCACAAGTGTTTATGTGGTATTAATGAATGGAATAATAAAAAGTTGGTTTTAGAGTTAGACCATATTGATGGTAATAAAAATAATAATAAAAGAAATAATTTAAGGGCTTTGTGTCCTAATTGTCATTCACAAACACCAACATTTAGAAATTATAATAATTAATATGCTCGGTTGGCGAAACCAGGTAAACGCTGTAGGCTTAAACCCTACTGTTCGAAAGGACTTATAGGTTCGATTCCTATACCGAGTACCATGGGGGATAGCTGAGGAGGCAATAGCATCTGCCTGAAGAGCAGAGGACGTTGGTTCGAGTCCAACTCCCTCAACCAATAGAGGATTGTTGTAGTGGTAGCGAGTTTGGTTTACATCCAAAAAGCGAGGGTTCGATTCCTTCATCCTCTACCAAATTATGGAAGATTGACAGAGTGGCAATGTGCTGGTTTGCTAAACCAAGGCTAGGATAAAACCTACGGACGTTCAATCCGTCCATCTTCCGCCATGTAGAGTAGTATAAGGGCATTATAACTGACTGTTAATCAGAAGATGGTGGTTCGATTCCACCCTTTACAGCCAGGAAGGGTGACCGAGCGGTTGATGGTATCTGTCTTGAAAACAGAAAGGTATAAAAGCCTCCTGGGTTCGAATCCCAGCCTTTCCTCCAATATCAGGGACGGAGTTTTTGGTGATTTTCCTCTACAATAAAATCACCCCAAGCCCTTTAGTATAACGGACAGTGCATGGGTCTTCTAAACCTAGAGTGAGGGTTCGATTCCTTCAAGGGCTGCCAATCCCTGTGGTGTAATAGACAGCATAAGATGCTACGAACATCTTGGTGAGAGTGCAACTCTCTCTGGGGATTCCAAAATATTTGCGGGATGTCTGAAGCCAGGTATCAGGTCGGTCTCATAAGCCGATGCGTAAGCCTCGTGGGTTCAAATCCCACTCCCGCTACCAATTGGTATTGTATAATGGTATTACGTCCGTCTCCAAAACGGAAGATTGGGGTTCGATTCCTCATACCTTTGCCACAGAGAGTGGGCTAGTCTGGTCTAAGTCGCTGGTTTTGGAAACCAGAGGTCGATGGTTCAAATCCATCCTTTCTGACCAATCTGCTCTATAGTGTAACGGTACGCACGTCAGGTTTTGAGCCTGGAAGACTGGGTTCGACACCTAGTAGGGCTACCAAATTATGGGACTTTAGTTCAATGGGAGAACGATTGCTTTGCAAGCAATAGATGTGAGTTCGATTCTCACAAGCTCCACCAGGGTAAGTGTCCGAGAGATTAGGTGGTTGGTTGCAACCCTTCCTACATAGGTTTGAATCCTATCTTACCCTCCAGCCTTTATAGTATAATGGTATTATGCCTCTCTTGTAAAGAGGAGATTGGCGTTCGATTCGTCATATCGGCTCCAAATAATAAATATTTGGGAGTATAGTTCTAACTGGCAAAACGCTGGGTTGTAGCCCCACAGTTCTTGGTTCGAATCCAGGTGCTCCCACCAAAATTATCTAATGGGGATGTAGTGTAAAGGTAGCACGGCAGGCTTTCAACTTGCAAGTACGAGTTCAACTTCTCGTTATCCCTACCATTTCTTTTTCCTTCCGTTTCAACATGAATCCAAACTATTTTAAAATAAATCTTTAAAAATGAGCATTTTTCGGTATATACTAATTGATGAGAGTGTAAGGCTACCACTCTCTTTTTTTTATAACTAAAGGAATCATATGGACTTAAATAGAATTGATATAGAATACAACAAAATTAAAAATTTAAGACAATATAAGAATTTTGGTGAAGAAGATTTAAGAAGGGTTGCTTATGCGAGAGCTATAGAGTATCAAATGGAAGTAGATACTTTATTCGTTAATGAAGAAGATAAAAAAACTGCTAAAATCTTGGTACGCAAGTACTTAGATGATTATACACCAGAGACCGTTTCGGATATAAATACGTTACGGTCTATTTTATTTTTAGAAGTATTAAACGGAAGGCTTCAGGATGAGTTAAATACAGCTAAAGAAGCAAAAGAAGACATGAATTTAAAGGCTGTAGAAACAATTCATAAGAATTTGAACCAAATCTTAGTTCTTAAAGCTTCATTAGGGCTTACTAAAGACAAAAAAGACGGAAATGCTAAATCTTTAGACCAAAAGCTCAGTTTGATGCGTAAACAATTTAAGGTTTGGATGGATAATAACCAAGCTAGTAGGGAAGCCGTATGTCCCTATTGTGCTCAACAGTTTTTGTTAAGAATTAGAATGGAGCATTGGGAAGAACAAAAACATCCGTACTTTAAAGACCGAATATTATATAATAAGCCTTTAACCGAGTTATATTTAAACAAAACTATCACTAAAGAAAAGTTTGCTGAAATATTAGAATGTGCTCCAGATTATATTGATTGGATGATAGACAAAGTTCATAGGAATGAGAGCGCATGATTCAACATATAAGTAAAGAAGACTTAGAGTTTTGTGAGTGTCTGTACAATGCTATTTGTATGGCAGAAGCTCTATTTACTAATTACGATAATCTCTCCTTATTTGAAGAGGGAAAGTTAGGTCACGTCCGCTTAGGACAAATTCCTCTGATGTCACATGAATATATTATAGATGAAAACCCCGAGTTATCAGACAAAGAAAACTTTGCTTTATTAATGAAGACTTCTAATTCTTATATCTTTGCTGGTAGAAACTTCGGAAAAACTCTTACAGAAAAGATTGATATGCTTATATCTTTAATGTTACGAGATGGTTGGCCAATGGGTTTAACTTCTTATGATGCTGTCCATATTAGAGGTATCATGGAGCCAGTTATTGATTGTCTAGAAAGTCATCCTATTTGTCAAGAATTTAAAAAGAATGTTAAAAGAAGTCCTACATATTTAATTTCTAGTAAAATTAATGCTACAGTTGAAGGTATTAACATGAATATTCATAATAAGAATCCTGGCAACCAGTTCTTCCAAAAGCATCTTAAGAAAATTTGGGTTGAAGAGGCTTCTTTTGAAACAGAAGAGGTTTATAGAAATAGAGCCGATAGTAAACATGAAATTGGTTGTATTGAAAGAGCCAGTGGAATGACTAACTTTACTAAACACTCTCCAGCAGGTAGAGTTTTCTATGAAACTAAATTAAATCCTCATGTTCTTAATTTACCTCAATACATTAATCCTTTTTGGGATGAAAAAGAGAAAAAGAGGTCTGTTAAGAAGTTTGGAGGAGAATCTAGTGTAGGTTATAGAATCTTTGTAAAAGGAGAAGTAGTAGAAGAAGGTCTTTCTGTATTTGATATGGCTAGAATTAGACCTTTCTATGTTGAAGACAGAGTTCTTAAGGTACAAGAGGTTACTAAGAAGAAATTCCCTTATTTTAAGAATACTGTAATAGTAGAAAGACCCACAAACGCTTCTGCTGTATATATTTGTGCTGATATTGGAGAAGCAGCACCTACTGAAATTGCAGTACTTGCTCAGGTTAATGATAAATTTAAATTCATATATAATGTTACTTTATATAATTTAACTGATAAAGAACAATATATTATATTTAAATACCTGGTTCAACAATTACAAGCTAATTTTGTAGGAATTGACACCACTGATGGTATGGGTAGAGCTATTTTTAGAAGATTGGAAGAAGACTTTCCTAAAGAGAACCTTGTTTGGTGTTCTTTTAATGAAAAAATAGCTGTAGATTTCGATAGAGATGATAATGATAATATTGTCTATAAACATGGGCAACCAACTTATATAGAAGAATATATATCTGAATGGTCTGTTAGGCATTTAAAAGACATGTTATATTCTGGTAATATGGAAATTCCAGAAGATGCTTATAAACTAGATACTCAATTAAATTCAATTAAAGTTTTCCAGTCTGGTACAAGAACTATTTATGAATGTTTTAGCGAAGAAGACCATTTATTCCAGGCTTTTCAAGTATTCGCTATAGCTCACTGGTTAAATGAATTTAACAATATAAAACCAATTAATACTAAAGAATTTTGTAAAGGTATTGTATAGGGGATAAAATATGGCAAGTAATATAAAAGGAATGACAACTAGTTTGAGATGGCTAACTGATTTACTATCATTTTTTCAAACAGAAGTAATAAAAGTCCCTACTACTTATAGGGAGCAAGTAGTTGAAACTAAAAGACTACTAAACTCAGATACTTCAGGTTTTGTTAATTCTTTATTGGATTTTAGTATTAATTGTGCATCAGTAGATTATACTATTGAAACTAATAATGTTAATTTAACTGAAATTTTAAATAAATGGCTAGACACTGTTAATTCTGAATTTCGTGGAAGATTACCTACAGGAATTGTAGCTTTAGCTAAAGAATATTTTAGAGAAAGATGGAAAGGTTCTTCTAACTTAGTTCTAAGAACTATATGGACTAAAAAAGATGACCTTACCTTACCAACTACTATGTTTTTTGTAGATGGTGAGGATATTGTTACTGAAAGAAAAAATCCGAGAACAATTACTTTAGGAGATGAAAAATATGCTATTCGTTTAGATTCTCATAAAGAAAATAATATAAAGATTCCTCAAAATGAGAATGAATTATTATTTGTTCAAAGACCTTATGAATATTGGGGTACTTTATACCCAACTCCTTATCTTATTAAAAAAGGACTATTTAGAAATCTAAAATTTTTAACTCTTATGTCTGAAAAAGGAGAATATATTGTAGGTCGTGCTTTAGAATATTTATTCTTAATTAAAAAGGGTACTGAAAGAATGGCTTTAGAAGGTAGAGCTGAAATGACTTATAGTAAAGAAGACCTTACCAAAATTACTAATGAGTTTAGTTCTTTATTAAATGATAAAAAAAATGAAACAGGTACTCCTACTTATGCAGCTAATTTTGATACAGACATACAACATGTAATTCCTGATTATAAACTAGCTGTTAATGAAACTATATATGCTCCTATCGAAAGAAAAATTTTAGCAGGTTTAGGGTTTATTGATATTGTAACAGGGACTTCTTCGACGAGAAGAGAGTCTACTCTTAATCCTAAACCTTTTATAGCAGAAGTTAAACAAGGAGTAGATGATTTTGTAACTCTTGTGACAGATTTACTTTATACTATTAAAGAAAAGAACCAAAAACATAAAAAATATTTTGGAGATAAGTCTGTTAAACTAAAAGTCTATTCTGGACCAGTAGAACATTTTATAGATGATAAAGTTAGAGACCATATTCGTAGTATGTATGATAGAGGAACTGTTTCAATTGAAACTTATAATGCTATTGTAGGAGCAGGATATATTAATCATAAGGTTGAGGTTAATCGTAGAAAGATGGAATCTAAAGAAAAATTAGAAAATTTAATGTATCCTCATTTAATTGATAATAGAGAAGGTCAAGGAGAGAAGGATGTTCCTGGAGTTAAATTAACTAAAGACCCTACAAAAGCTCCTATTGGAAAAAAGCCTTTAGAAGAAAATCCTGATGTTCCTAAAAAGAAAAAAGAAACTAAAACTCCTGATAAAACTGGACCAGAGAAAAAGAATTTTAAGAGTAAAATTATTGGAGAACCAGTTGACCCAAGAAGAGATACAACTAAGAAAACAAAAAAAGTTAAAAAAATAGAAGATAAAAAGTCTAAAAAAGACTAGGTTAGTAGAGGAGAAAAAATAGTAATGAAAAATAGAGTCGAAGTATTTTTACAGGAT